TTGATACAAAAATCATTACCATCAATGTCAGTTGCATACTCTAAATGTTTTGATACAGGACATACACCTGTTGTGCTTTTCTTACATCTTCTATCTAATTGTGCAGGTTGGCTAAAGTCATAGTTAGGAAAACGTTTCTGTAATCTTTCAACCAACCTTTGCACATTAATACTAGCTTGTTCTAGCTGTTCCATTACTTAACCTTATCGTTCCAGTTAGATATGATTTCACTAGCAGTTTCACCATTTATATCACCACCATTATATAGTGCTTTTAGTTCTGCAAGTCCATCAATGTTCTTGTCAGTAGCTTTAGCAACTATATCCTTACACCATTTAAGTTGTGCTTCGGTAGCAGGATTGCTTTTCCACTCATCTCCCATGTCATCACCTCCTTTGTTAGTAATATCTTCTGTAACAAAGACTTCGTTAAGGTCACCTAAACCTTTGTCTTTTTCTACAAGTTTATGGAATACATCAAGAAACGTAGTCATCTGTTCGTTATCCCAATCTTCTACTTCTTCAGGCAATTTAAGTTCGCTAACACACTCAACGTATGCATCTCTTTGATACTCTTTTAATTTCTCTGCATCAGATACAGTTGCCGACATAAGTTGTTTAAGTGCATTTGCATTGTTCTTGGTCTTTGGCTCTGCAACCATTTCATCAACAACTTTGTTCATAGCTTCTTTCTGTTCCTTAGTAGGTCTTTGCACTCTCTTTTTCTCTACCTTAACTCTATCATCTTGGTTACCTACCTTAGACATTTCCTCTCTACTAGGTCTTGCTTTATTACTACCTTGATATATCCAGTTAGCTAAAGCTCTACCAATAGCAGATGTTTCACAGTTCTCTACCCATGCATCTTTGTTAGCGAAACCACCTTGCCCTTTAGTTTCTTGTGCTATACCTGTGGTAACTGGTCTTGCATCTACTTCCATTTTATATATCTCGGCTCTCACAGTTACGCATGTTCCATCATCAGTCATATGCACTATCTCTGTATTAATTCTTGCTTTTGGATTTTCTTTCCAAAAAACTTTTAGTCTTTCTTCTACTGTTTCGTAATTATCTAAATTAAAATTAGGCATTTATTTCCTTTCTCTTTACGATTAATTTATAATCGTGTTCGCTTTCTTCATCATCATAATTGTCTACAATATATGCAATTACTGTATCATCAGTTTCTTTGTTTTTGTTATACATATAATAAGTAACATTTATTGTGTCATTTATTCTTTCAAATGATTCTAATTCTAAAACAAAATCGTTATAACAAGCTTGTCCTTCATCTAATGCTTGTTCTAAGACTTTTATTGCATCATCTTTAGATTGGTAATATAACTTTTCCCAACTACCACCTCCATATTCATCATTAAAATCTTGAACAACAACGTATATATTATCTTGCATTACTCCCCTTTCTCAATTATCTTATAAACTCTCTGTCTTGAAAGTTTAAGTAACTTAGCAATCTCTTGTATTGACAATTCATTTCTCATCATTTTAATAGTTGCTAATCTTGTTTTTCTAAATGCACTTGTCTGTTTGTTTAGGTAATCTTCCTCATCAAGCAGTCCTTGTGCTAGTCTTTTCCAGTTATCCTGCATTGTTTCTCCTCTTCATAATTACAATCTACACAACATACAATAACTGAATCCACAATTTTAAATTCTTGTGGATTAGTCTTGCATACAACACATAGACTATTTGTCATTGTCTAGGTGTTCCATCAGCATAAACTGTGCTATCAAAATCCAAATCATCTTTGCCTGTGCCTGTTACTTCTAAATTTTTAATAACAAACTCAATACCAAAAAGATTATCGTTTAATAGTTCTTGTGCTTTCTTGATTATGCTTCCCATATCATCTTTACTAACAACATTAAAAGTACATTCACTACGTACCTTTACTTGTGAATCAACATATTTATCTTGCATTACTCTTCCTCATCTTTGCTAAATGCTTTCATCAACATATCAGCAATACTTTTTTTTGTTCTCTGTCTTTGTTCTTCTAACATAACAAGCATTTGTTGTAACTCATTAAGATTTACAGTGCTATCAAATGTTTTCTTGGTATGAACAGTTGTTAATTTAATGTGGTATATATCTCCCCATGTCAAATAAATTTCTCCCTCTGCATTAGGTAACATAAACTTAATACCACCACGTTCTTTATCTAATCTTTCTGTTATCCACTCGTTTATATCTATGTCTTGATTGTTAATAATTCTAAGCAGTCCATTATATCCATAGTCAGTGTCAGATAATTGTGGTTTGCTCATACGTTTGTCCTTTCTTTGCTTGTTCTAATATTTCTTGTGGTGTAAGCAACAACTTATAAAAGAACTCATTGTTTTCTTTTATAGTTTCTATTTCCCACAAGTCCTCACGCATATTAAATATGTGTGCAGATATTCTTGGTATGCGAAAGTCATAGATGAAAGTGTTGCTTGATACCTTTGGCTCACTGCTCTCTCTCGCAGTTGTCAATATCCACTCAACTCTCTCACGTTGCTTTAACTTAGGCACTGGCTTATCTCTAAAGTATTGATAGTCCATTACTGTTCCTCTACTTCGCTTATCTCATCAACTAAATCACTTCCACTAAGACTTAGTATATGTTCTTCGGCATCTTCTAAACTTGGCTCGGTTACTTCTATTATTACTCTATATAAAGGCATTACTGCACCTCGCTTTCTGTTTATTTATCAGGCACTACAATACACCTTTGATGTTTAATCGTTTGCTAATGTTCTTTGCAATACGTTTCGCACCTTGTTTGTTTGGTTCTATCTCGTTGTAATAACAAGTAGGTTGCATGAAGTTGCGTAAATCAAGAACATCAAATGTTTGTCCAATGTTGTCATGTTTATTCTGATAATTGTTAGCTAATCTATATAACCTGTCGTTCCACATTGATACTATTGGCTCTGCAACATTATCAATACCATCAAAACGTTGTGTGTTATAAGCTAAGTTACCACTATAACAAGATAACAATAGAAAATATCTTCTGCTCTTGCGTAACTGATGTAACATAGTTTCGTATGCATACATAAGTTTGTCTAACTCTGTGTTAATCAATCCCATAGTAATATTTATATCATCAGATACAGTTAGCAAGTTCATCTTAGCTAATAAATCGTTACCACCTGCACTGATAACAACAACATCACCAACAACATTTTTAACACTGTCAATGCAATCATATATAGTGAATCCATCTACACTTTGGTCGTTTATTTTTGCCATGTATGTAGGATTTGCGTGAAACTCTGCGAAGTATTCTACAGTACCTTTGCCAGTTCCTGTATATGCTTTGCAATCAATAACACTATCACCAATAAAAGTTATATCGGCATTGTTATTTACTTTTCTTTGATATAACGTGTATGGTTCTGTAAATGAAGTTTGTACTACTGGTTCTTTACCAAAGTCAAACCGGTCATCAACAAACCAACTGTTGTCTATATCATCTATTCCTTTTGACATATTATCCTTTCTGTCAATATGTATTGTAGCATATTGTAAACATATATGTACAATAAAAACTATCTAGCTTTCGGTAGTTCAAAACAGGGCATTGAAAAGAACTCCTACTAACTAGATAGCTTGTAACACACAGACAGAGTTTTGTTTCTCTTTATTTCAAGGAAGTTACAACCTACACCAATCTAGTTATTTAAGCTATAGTTGGCGAACTGTTAGTTTCCTATGTGCTACAAGCTACCTATTAACTTTTGGTAGTGAAGTCGTTGCGTTTCTATTTACTCACTACAAACCGAAGTTAATTAGACTTCGTTATCCGACTATCTTGTATCTCACGATACAATATCTAAGTTATAGATAGCTTGTAACACACAACAGGTTAACAGTCATCATTTAGTTAACATTAACGTGTACACTATGCTCAGTTATGTGCTACAAGCTACCTACACTTTTCATACGTACATATGAAGTAAAGGGCTACAGCAGTGTAAGTAGCTTGAAAGAAAGATGAAAGTTAGTGGTGCAAACTGGAACTAATCTGTTTATATGCACTTTATATCTAGCTAACATTTCTGCACTAGACTTCGCAACCTTAAACATTCCTTTCATCATTTCCTTTCTTAATTAACATTATCATATCTGTAATTATATGTTGTCTTTTTTTCTAACTTTTTTTTCTTTATATAATCTTACGTAAAAGTCTGTCCAACTAGCTAACCAGTTAGCAATAGTTAATGCACCTACTAGATACACAGGCAACAATAACCAAAAGTATATTTCTAACGTACTCATAATTTCCTTTCCTTACTTACATACTACTACACTCTTAATTTTAAGTAAGCAGTTGTTTACATATAATCTGAAATCAAGTATTCTTAATTATAAGAAATGAAAGGCAGATATGATTTGCACAATTTGTGGTCAAGTTATTAGGAACGTTGATGACAGGCACAATGCAGAACCAGTAGCAAGTGGTGTGTGTTGTAACTGGTGTAACTATACAAAAGTTATTCCTAAAAGATTAGAACAGCATAAGCATTTAATAGATTCAATTAATTTGTAAATAAGTGTTTGCATAAAAACTACAAGGTAGTAACATAGTTATAACAATTAAGAAAGGTTAGTTAGAAATGAGTAAGCAAGGTCATAGTCAAGAACAGATTGACAGAAAGTTAGAACGTATTGAAAGTTGGAAAGATACAATTACTACAAACAAGAAGTGGTTGTCTTATGGGTCTGACACCATATTAGGAATTCGGAACAAACTGAACAGAAAGTTGATGAGTAATAATATACAGATTGCTGAACATCAAATAAGGATATTAGAAAGTCAATTAATGGTTGATAAGATTAGGAAAGAGAATTACAAGATTAAAACTAATTTAATAAAAGAAAGGGAAAGGAATGAATAATATGGAGGAAAATATAAAAAGGGAGTTAAGCAACAGAGTAAATAGTTGTTATGCAATAACAATTAAATATTTACCACCAACAAACACAAAAGGAACAAGAATCAAATTAATTCCTAGTAATGATTTAAAATATGGATTAGATTTTAAGAGTATAACTTTACCTTATGACTATGAAACTAATACTTATAATCAAGCTGTAAATTATGTTGTAAAAACAATGGGTATGCCTTTACCTAAATACAATTTAAATACCGGTAATCAAGATATATTAATTTTTGATAAGACTGAAGTTAATAATATATTTTATTTTAGTAAAGAAAGTGTGGGTTAATATGGAGGTTCTCGTTGTATTAATGTTGGCTTATATGTTGTATCGTTTGTAACCACCTAGCTAACTGAAGGGAAGGCACTTGTTTATTGCAGGTGTCTTTTCTTTTTATCCTTCGTTTGTTTGTAGAATCCTTCGCACTTTACAGGCAGGTAATCTTTCAATCATGTAAGTTAACTATATATCCCCAGTATTAAAACAAAAGGGGTACACTACATGTAGTATGCGTACAGAACACACACAATATATAGTATGTCTATGGTAAAACTATTTGGTCTATGTCGCACTGAACTCAATAATTTGGTGGGCTTACACATAGGGGGGTTAAATGTGGGGGTCGCTCTTTATATGTGTACACCCTCTAAATATATGCTGTTAAGTATGGTACTAGATGTAGTGGTACTATATATAGTGGTGTACCATAATAGCTAGTAAAGTGTTTTTTTTAAGTTAGTGTTAGTTAAGTAAAGTAAACATAGAAAGTACAGCTAACCCTGTGCCACTCCCATCCCAACCGAGTGCTATTCTGTTTAGTAGCTAATAATTCAATGTGGAATAATGGGCTTTGACCCCAGTTACCATGGTCCTGCTAGTCCACTTTATTGATGTTTTTATCAAGAATCCTTTTCTAAAAGCAGGAAGAATCCCCTGATTGTTTGTTAACTGTATCACATAAATTATTTAATTACAAGTTTCACTAACTGACAACTTTATGATATAGTGATATTGGGTTTTATGATTCTTTATTCATTAGCCCTCCTTTCTGATTGACAGCAACTGCCCTCTAGCAATAGAGGGTTTGCTGTATAAACAACACTTAAATACAAAAAAAATTTTTTTTACGCACTGCTAGTTGTGGGGGGGAACAGCTATACTACACATACCTAAGAAAGTCTTAGGTATTGTGTAGAGGTACACAATTAGAAAAAGAATATGCTTAATCATATAAGACTTTGTAGTCAGGTGATTTGTGTAATTCATTTTCTTTCATAACAGTTTGGACACTGTATAGCAAGACTGCACTTCGGTGCAGTTTTGTGTTATAGTAATGATTATGTATATGAAAAAGAAAAAGAAAAAATCAATCAAGGGTCGTAGGAAAAAGAAAGGTTACTAATGCCTTTTAAGGACTACTCACCTAAACAAAAAAAATTAGCTAGAGTTGCACCACCTTTTAACAAGATAACTGCAGCAGACTTAAAAAAGCTAAGAGATAGTAAGAGAAGAAAAAAACTCTAATGGCTACGTACCAAGGTAAATCTGTATCTTTAAATTCGCCACGTGCAATTAAAAAAGGTGAACCTGGTTATGGTCGTAAAAAATCTGTAGTGTATGTTAAGGATGGCAACAAAGTTAAAAAAGTAATGTTCGGTGACCCTAACATGAAGATAAGAAAAGGTAATGCTGCTGCACGTAAATCGTTTCGTGCTAGACACAAATGTGATACTGCAACAGATAAAACTACACCAAGGTATTGGAGTTGTAAAGCATGGTAAAAGTAAAAGGTGTTGATGTTTCTAGTCTTACTAAAAGACAGCAACAGTCAATGAAAAAACACTCTAAGCACCATACAAAAAAACACATACAATACATGACAAACTCTATGAAAAGAGGTAGTACTTTTACTAAAGCACATAAAAATGCACAAAAGAAAGTAGGTAAATAATGGCTAAAAAAGGTCTTTATTACAACATTAATAAAAGGAAAAAAGCAGGTACAAGTAGGTCAAAAAAGAACTCTACAATAAGTGCTAAAGCATATAGAGAAATGCAAAAAGGTTTTCCTAATAGCAAAAAAAATAAAGCAAAACGTAAAAAGAAATAGTTTTGATAGACATACCATGTCCTAAGTGTGGGGTGGTATTGAAACCAAAGGATAAAATGAAGTGTAAAAACAAAGAGTGTGATGGCTACAACAGATAAAAAACTTTGTTATGCAGCAGGTTGTCACAGACCACTTCCACCTAGAGCAAAAAAATACTGTAGTAAACGTTGTTACAACAGAATTAATATGCAAAAAAAACGTGCTAGAAAAGCAGGTAAAGAATGGTCACAAGAAGATGATGTACTTGAAATACCTAGCAAAAAAACTAATGTACAGTCACGTAGAGGTCAAGTCTATAACGACATTGTAGAATCAGGTTTAGCTGCAGATATATACACAGAAAAAATAACAATAACAGAAGTAGCAGAAGTATTAGGCACAACACAAGGTGCAGTATCTATGGCGTACTCTGCATACGTAGAAGATTTAAAAACAAAAGCAGAACAAGATGAGTGGTCATTACCACAAGTAGCAGAAAAAACATTAGTAGATTTTGATGATTTTAGACAAAGATATTTTCAAACAGAACAAGGTATAGCATACGAAACACCTGAATTTCATAAACAGTGGATAGAACAAATAATGGACACAATAGAAAATGGTGGACAGCACATGATATTGTCACCACCTAGACATGGCAAAACAGATTTGTTAATACATTTTGCTGTGTGGCTTATTTGTAAAAATCCTAATATACGTATTTTGTGGGTTGGTGGTAACGAAGAGATTGCAAAAAATGCAATAGGTTCTGTACTTGACCAACTAGAAAGTAATGAATTACTTATAGAAGAAATATGTGGACCTGGTGCAAAATTTAAACCTACATCACGTACAGGTAAATCTTGGTCACAAAATGGTTTTACTGTAGGCACTAGAACAGTTACAGGTATTAAGTCACCAACAATGGTTGGTATTGGTCGTGGTGGTAAAATACTTTCTCGTGACTGTGACATAATTATTGCTGATGACATTGAGGACCACAACTCTACTATGCAACCATCATCAAGAGAAAACACAAGAAACTGGTGGACAACAACATTGTCAAGTCGTAAAGAGGAACACACAGCTATGGTGGTTATTGGTTCTAGGCAACATTATGATGATTTATATTCACATCTACTTGATAACGAATCTTGGACTACAACAGTAGAAGAAGCACACGATACAGCTTGTAATTTACCTGATTGGAACGAAGATGAACATGTAGATTGTATGCTTTGGTCAGGTAAACGTACATACAAATGGTTGATGGATAGAAAACGTGCAGCAGAAACTACAGGTGGTAGAGCTATATACGAAATGGTTTATCTAAACGTTGCTATGCCTGATGGACTTGCATTGTTTGACAGAGTAGAGATAGAAGAGTGTCGTGACCAAAAACGTGACATAGGACACATACCACATGGTACAAGACTTATTGCAGGATTAGACCCTGCATCTACAGGTTATCAAGCAGCTTTTTTGTGGGCATACGAACCTATAGAAAATAAATTACATATGGTAGATATGAATAACAGTTTAGGTGGTGGTATTCCACAAGCATTAGACATTATTAAAGAATGGTGGATGAAATATAATTTGTCACATTGGGTTATAGAAGAAAATGGTTTTCAGAAAGCAATACGACAAGATAAAAGTATTAGAGAGTTTGCATCAGGACATGGTATATTTTTAGAAGGACACGAAACATTTAAAAATAAATTTGACCCTCTATATGGTGTCACAGCTATGCGACCAATGTTTCAAGAAAAAAATATTTCTTTGCCATATCTTAGCTATGAAGCACAAGAAAAGGTAAACTTATATACAAGTCAGTTGGTATATTTTAGTTCTGCTAAAAATAAAAGCAAGACAGTGGGTACAAAGACTGACATAGTTATGGCTAGTTGGTTTCCAATGAGAGCCATAAGAAGAATGCAAAAGGAACGTTTTGCAGAGTTAGGGTACGATTATAATCCTAGCTTTTCAGGGTACGAACCTAGTAGTATGGATATAGATAATTGGAGTTAAATGCCTTTAAGTAGTAAAAAATTATACGACAAGATAGATTACCTAAGAGTAATTAATCAAGAACAAATGATTGATAGGTCTAGGATTCGTGA